GGCACTCGAACAGGTGTTCTACAATCCTGGGCTTCATGGGGAGGCTGCGTGGGTGGTGGGTGTACCGACTACCGACAAGTACGCGACAAATTTCGAATGTGTCTGCTGTTGTCGTGCCGGGGGCCATGCCGGTGGCTGAGGATGGACTGCAGCTACCCATGTTCTCTAGCGACAATCCGCGCGAGGAGCTCCTTTTTTACGTGATCAAGCGGCAGGCCGAGGGCGTGCGCATGCTCGCGGAAGTCAACCAGGTCTTGCAGAAGGCCCTCCAGACGGTGCAGCAGAACGGGTTCCTCGACCCTCCTGGACGTGGCCCTTCGGAGCCGCGAGAACCCCGCTTCAAACTGTGGCGCAACTTCGCGTTGTACTGGCAGGGGATCGAGCGGAGCGTGCGCCGTGACCATAGCTTGCTGCCCGAGGATCGCCTGCCGAAGGAGATGGCGTGTGCCGACAGTGGCTATTCACACAGGATGCTCACGTACTACATGAAGGGCTACGGCCTGCGACCTGAGCAGTGGCCGCCGTCGACCTGGAACCCCGAGCAGGAGCGCGCGTGGCACCGTCCGAATGCGACAAAAAAGTCGTCCTGAAAGTTGTCACGTTGTGTCGCGCCGGAGGCATGGCCGGTGATGCAGGCTGGGGAGCATGCGCTTGTGGGTCGAGGTGCGTGAGCAGGATGAGGAGCCGCTGCGCACATTCGCCGTCAACGATCACCGCTCCATGCGTGAGCAGGGTGGCTACCTCCTCCATCTAAAAATTCAGGAAGAGCTCGCGCGGCTGCAGCAGACGGAGCCGGCGGCCGAGGTTCTATCAGCGTGAGCGATTCCGCGGTCTGGCGGGAAGCCTACGCCGCGGGCTACGAGGCGGGCGGCAAGGCGGCGCTGCGGTCCGCGTCGCACTTGACCACGATGCTCAATGATCGGCGCACGCTGGAGGCGCTGCGGCGGTTGATGCGCTTCATGGAGTGGCCCGTCGATGAGGACGAACGGGGCAGCGAGTACTGGCACGACGAGCTCGTTGACGAGGCGGTCCCGTGATGTTCGAGGCGGTGCCGTGGTGGGCGTGGCTGCTGGCGGGCTGGCTGCTGGCGAGCGTGTGCCTCACCCTAGCGCTGGCGCGCTGGTTCCGCTACATCCGATGAGCATCGCGATCCGCGGCCTGGCGTTTCCCGCGACGCGCGCCCAGGCGTACCGTGTCGCGCCGCGCGGCCCGTACTTCACCCGGCACCGCCTGCTGCTGCTCGAGGGCGCCGGCGAAGAGGAGCTCACCCGCTCGGTCAAGGGGTGTGCCAGGTACTACGGCTGGAACGGGGTCCACACCCGCGACAGCGACGGCGTGATGGAGAGCGTCCACCTCGAGCGGCTGGACGGGTTCACCGAAGCCAAGGGTGTCCCGGATTGGTTGTTCTGGCACGAGGAGCTGGGCCAGCACTTCTGGGTGGAGCTCAAGGGCGCCACCGGACACCTGGGTCCCTATCAGAAGCGCGAGATCCCGTCGATGCGCCGGGGGGGCTGTCGAGTGTTCGTCTGGTTCCCGCGCGACGCGGTGACCATCGAGCGCATCTTTCAGTACGGGTTGGAGGACCACGCGTAATGCGCGTTACCCGGATCAGTGTCGCGCTCGAGCAGCGCCTCGGCGACAACGACTACGGCTCCGAACGGGCCCAGGTGGAATATTCCGCCGAACTGGGCGCCGACGATGACGCGCTCGACTGCATGCAGAAACTCCTCTGGCAGGCGCGCGTGCAGCTGTTGCTCGAGGTGAGCAACTCGCGCACGCTGGCCATTCGCCGCAAAGCGAACCCGCCGGCGCGGTTGTGTGCGGAGTGCAAGCAGCCGCTCGGCGACGAAGACGACTATCGCCACCCGGCCTGCGAGGAGGCGATGCTCGAGCGGCGCAAGCAGCAGGAGGAGGAGCGTCGCGCGAAGTACGAGACCGACCACAAAGAGCGCGAGGCAGAGTACCAGCGCCAGCGCGAGCTCGCGGGTGTCGGCGCCGCGACCGATGACGACGACGAGCCTGACGACGACGAGGACCTGCCGCTGTGAGCGACGACGCGGAACTGGTGGAGGAGACGATCGCACGAATGCTCTCCGACGTGCCCGAGCGCTGCCAGCAGTTCGGCTGTCGGCAGCCGGTCCAGACGTGGTGCCCGCTGTGCCGCGCGTTCTTCTGCGACGAGCACGATGAGCTCTACCCCGTGAGAAAGCACGACTGCCTGCGCGGACGGGCCGAGGTGAGCGCGTGAGCGACGACCAGCTGCGCATCGTGCTGCCGTTCGCCATGCTGCTGCTGTTGATCCTGATCTTTGCCCTGCGGAGTGCGGGCTAGTGGCGCGCGCGACGGCGTTCGTCGGCGGGCTCGTGTGCGGGTTGGCGCTCGGCACGCTGGTGCTCGTCGGCCACGCGGACGACGTCCAGGCCGAGGTGCAGCAGGCCGCCGCGGTCGCGCACGTCGATCCGACCGACCTGGCCGGCGCGGTGAACACGACCGGCGTGGACCCGTACACGTATCTACGGTCGACCGGCGAATTGCCGCCAATGCCGCATGATCCGCCCAGGCCACCGCCACCCGAGAGTGGCCGCGTCGCGTGCATCATCCGCGTCGAGAGCCGCGGCGACCCGAGCGCGCACAACCGCAGCGGCGCCTCCGGGCTCGGCCAGTTTCTGCCTGGCACGTGGGCTTCGACTCCGCAGGGTCGAGCAGGGTTGAGTGTCTACAACCCGGACGCCAACCGCGCGGCGATCAACTGGATGATCTCGGTCGGGCGTGCGTCTGAGTTCGACGCGGTGAAGTACTTCGGATGCTGAACGGAGGAATATGACCCAAGCGATTGAACGCGCCGACCTGCCGGCGCTCAGCGTCAAGCGGCAGGCGTCGAACCTGGCCCAGGTGACCGGCTTCAACGACCGCGTCATCCAGCTGATCCGCCAGACGATCTGTCCTGGTGCCACGGCGCTGGAGCTGGCGACGTTCCTGTACAACGCGCGCCGCCTCGGGCTGGACCCGATGACGCGGCAGATCTACTTCATTCAGTACGACCGCAACTCACCCGGCGAGATCGTGGTGGGCATCAACGGCTACCGCGCCCAGGCCGAGGAGAGCGGCTGCTACGCCGGCTCCGATGAGGCGGTCTACGAATACGAGGACGTCGGCCAGCCGAAGGGTGCGCCGTCGAAGGCGACGGTGACGGTGTGGAAGATCGTCGCTGGGCAGCGTGTGCCGTTCACCGGCTCGGCACGCTGGACCGAGTTCTACCCGGGCGAGGGCAAAAAGGGCGAGCAGTACCGCAAGCGCCCGCACAACCAGTTAGCCATCCGCGCCGAGTCGCACGCGCTGAGAAAAGGCTTTCCGCAGCAGACGGACCGACTACAGGTGCAGCCGGCGCCTGGCGCGTGGGAGGAGGCCGCCGCCGCGGACGAGCGGGTGCGCGACGACCCGGCGAAGATCGCGCGCGACGCGCGGACCTACGACCAGGTGTACGCCGCGGAGGATGACGTGGTCGTTTCTGGCGATCACGTCGTTGATCGACAGACGGGCGAGGTGCTCTCGCGAAGCACCGAGCCAGCAAGCGCTCAGGACCTCACCGCACCTGAGGCGTCGGGTGCGGCGGCGGACCCCGCATCTCCGTCGCCGGCACCACCCGAGCAGCTGGTCGACAAGTACCGCCGCAATCGGGAGCTCGTGCGCCGCGCCCGTGAGCTGCACCTCGACGGCTTCGAGCCGCTGGCGCTCGGCAAGGCGGACGACGTCGTCGAGGCGGCGAACTTGGAGCTCGAGGACAGAATCGCGCGGTTCGAGTTCGAGCACGGCGAGGTCGAGCGGCAAAGAGCGAGCGAGGGGCTGCTCTGAGGTGAGTCGGTTCCTGCTCGTCGAGATGGAGGAGGATTTGCGCGCACGCTATACGACGCACGACGGTGTGCTGATTTCGTGCAAGTGTGTCAACGGCGTGAAGGCCGTCACCGACCTGGAGTGCATCTCGTGGGCAACCCTCGACGAGTGGCTGCTGCCGGTGGAACTGAGTCTGGTACCCAAACTGACCAGGAAAAGGGAGCGATAGCTGGAGGAAGACATGGCGCGTCTGGATACGGGCTGGCACGCGCACCCCAAAATCTTGCAATTAGGACTGGCAGCGATGGGCTTGCACGCGTGGTCGATCAGTTACTGTGACGCAACGCGGAGTGACGGATTCATTCCCACCGGTGCGTGGCCGGCACTGCCAGGTGTGGGTGCAGCGTGCAAGACGTTGGTGGTGGCCGGAATGTGGGAGCGATGCGACGGTGGATTCCAGTTGCACGACTACCTGGACTACAACCGCTCGCGGGCACAGATCAGCGAACTGGGCGCCGCCATGCGAGCAAATGGCCAAGCCGGTGGTCAAGCATCTGCTGCAGCAAAACGTCGACCAAAACCTTCAGCAAACGCTGAAGCAAACGCTCAAGCAAAATCAACCCCCGGTCCCGGTCCCGTGGACGACCCGAAGGGTCAAGTCCACCGGGACTCCGTCTCTACCGGGTTCGGGTCGTCCACCCTACCCCCTACCCCCTCCCCAAATCCCGACGACGGACGCCCCATCGAGGCTTCGCCTCTGGGCGCCGTCGTTGCCCCAACCCGCGACGTCGCCGCCGCCATCGAAAAACTCTACGGCCCACCAGTTCGACCCGAACGCTTGCCGAATGGCGCCCAGCAATGCCCGCTGTGCCCGGACATTTTCACCGGCTCGTACAGCGACCATCTCGACTCGCCGCGCCACAAAATTCGTCCGGTGCCCGACGATCTCAGCGGATTTCGCGGGTAAGTGGCGATGGCTGAACCGGATCCAGAATGGCTCGCCCAGCACGAACGCTATCTCGCGAGTTCGGCCTGGCAGCTTCGTCGTGCCGCCGTGTTGCTGCGCGACAAGTACCTGTGCCAGGCCGGCCTGGACCAGTGCGCCTCCAAGGCGACGCAGGTTCACCATCTGACCTACCGTCATTGGCGCAACGAGCCGCTGTTCGATCTGATGAGCGTCTGCGGGCGGTGTCATGACGAAATCACGCGCATGGAGCGTGGCGAGCTGGCGGCGATCGTGGCTGACAAGGAAGCCGCGCATGAGCGCTTCCAGCGCATGTGGAACGCCGCAATGCACGAGCGGCTCCAGTCGCTGTCGAAGCAATGACATGCACTGCGTCTGCTGCGGCACACTGCTCGGCGTGGCGGTCATCCAGCGCTACTGCTCGGTCCGCTGCGCCGAGGACCAGTTGCGCGCCGTCGGCACGCTGCTGCACTCCACGCCACGCTTTGTGCTGTCGGTCGCAGAGTGGCACGACCTCAGCGCCGACTATGCCACCGAGCTCGAGCTGCTCGCCCGGGTCGCGGCATGACCCGCGGTGTCGCCCACCCACCGGAGTTGCGCGCCCAGGTCCTCGCCGCGATCATCGCCGGGGCCACCATCAACGACGCCGCGCGGCGCTTCAACCTGGACACCGGGCTGGTCTCGCGCTGGGCCGCCGCGGATGCAGCAGTTGCAGCAACGCGTGCAAACGCTCGCAGTCCCGAGGCGCTGGAGGCGATGCTGTTTGACCTCGTCGCCGAGCACATCACGACGCTTCGCGCTCAGCTTCAAGCGGCCGCCTCCCATGCCTACGTTCAGGGGCAAACCGCCGGAGACCTTGCCGCCTTACTGGGCGCCGAGCGGGATACGCTCATTCGACTTCTCGCCGGATTCCGACCCGTCAGCGACACGGAGCCGCTCGAGCTCGCTGCAACTGCCGAACCCGCACCCGGCCCAGGCGCAGATGATCGCTGAAGCGAGGCGTTTCAATGTGGCCGCCTGCGGCCGGCAGATCGGGAAGACGACGCTCGGCATCAACCGTGTCGCGGACATCGTCGAGCGCCAGCCGTGCGCCTGGATGGCGCCGACGTACAAGTACCTCGAGGAAGTGTGGCGTCACCTGCGCCAGGTGCTCGCGCCAATCACGGTCGAAAAGAGCGAGCAGCAGCACCGCATCGCCACGCGCGGTGGGGGCTCAGTCGAGTGCTGGTCGCTGGACGATCCGGACGCGGCACGCGGCAGAAAGTACCGCCGCATCGTCGTTGATGAGGCGGCACTTGTCCGCGATCTGGACAGGGTCTGGCAGGCAAGTCTCAGGCCAACCCTGAGCGTGCTCGGCGGCGACGCGTGGTTCCTGTCCACGCCGAAAGGACTGGACGCCTTCCACGGGCTGTACCAGCTCGGCCAGGACGCGCTGCAGTCCGAGTGGATGTCGTGGCAGATGCCGAGCTCCGCGTCACCCTACATCCGTGCCGAGGAGATCGAGGCGGCGCGGCGCGAGCTGCCGGAGCGCATCTTCGCCCAGGAGTACCTGGCCGAGTTCGTCCAGCTCGAGGGCGCCGGTGTCTTCCGCGGCGTGCACGCCGTCTCACGCTTGCAGCAGCACGGGCCCGAACGCGGCCACCAGTACGTGTTCGGCGTGGACTGGGGGCGCACCAACGACTTCACCGCCATCAGCGTCATCGACGTGACGGTCGGCGAGCAGGTCGCGCTGGACCGATTTTCCGAGATCGACTACGAGTACCAGTCCGAACGGCTGCACATGTGGGCCGACCTGTACCACCCGCTGCAGATCGTGGCGGAGGCCAACAGTATGGGCGGTCCGCTCGTCGAACGCCTACAGACCGGCTACGCGCGGCTGGTGGGCAAGCCGCGCGCGGCGCTGCCGATCTATGCCTGGACCGCGACCAACGCGAGCAAGGCCGCAGTCATCCAGAGTCTGGCGCTGGCGCTCGAGCAGGGCCAGCTGACGCTGCTGGACGACCAGGTGCAGCGCGGTGAATTGCTCGCGTTCGAGTCGAGCGTCACGGCGACCGGCATGGTGCGCTACTCGGCGCCGGCCGGACTGCATGACGACTGTGTCATTGCTCTGGCACTCGCGCACCTGGGCGAGTCGTTCGAGGGCGCTCCGCGCGGCCGGAGCTCGTACCGCTTCGCGGCCGGGCGACGGTGATGCAGGCTTCGCGAAACGCTCGAATGCGCCGGCGCACAGCGCTGAGTGTCACAATTTACCCGGACTCGGCGGAGTCGCACTCAGTTGCACTCAGTCGCATGTGATGTCTAGTGATGTCCAGTGGCGTGTCGTGGCGTCTCGGCGCCGCTGGGCACCGCTGGGCGCCGCTCGGGGCACAACGTTCAGCAGACGTTAGCCTACTGAGGCTGAGCGCATAAACTCAGCTTTGGACCGTAGAAGGCGACCGGGAGTGCTCCAACACTCCCGGTCGAACGCGGTCAGAAAGCAGGTGTGGTATGAGCCATCGAGTTTCCAACGCGCGCCCACAGGATACCGCGCAGCCCGCTTTGTTCGACCGTGACGCGTACCTCCAGTCGCGCACAACGCGAGCTGTTCAGCACAGGCACAGCTCCCCGTACGAGCGTTGGTGGTGCTCTGAAGTCCACTACCGCCAGCGCTACGAGGTCCTGATTTACCAGCAGTTTCGCTGTTGGGAATGTGGCTATCTGCTTGACCCGCGCTGGTTCGACACACATCACACCACGTACGACAACCTCGGCTATGAGGAAGCAACAGACCTGGTGGCTGTCCACCGCAGGTGTCACCGACGGATCGAAGAGCGCCGTCGCCGCGAGGAGCAGGAGCAAGACACCGCAGCCTGACAACGCCGTCTAGCCGGCGTGAAACATCTCGCGTGAAACACTGAGCGTTACACTGGGCGCATCCTGGGTTTACGCCGACCGCGGACCACGACGTCGCGCGCATTGTCCACGGGAGTCCCGAGATAGAGATGCGCGGGGTTGACGCACGCCGGCACATCGCACGTGTGGCACACGTACATCCCCTCAGGGATGGGCCCACCGTTCGTCAGTATCCACGCGACTCGGTGAGCACCCACCGGTTGTCGCGCGGTCACATGGAACTCGTTGGCCCAGAAGCGCATCGGCAGACGCTTGCGCGCCGCTTCGCTACGGCAGGTGTAGTCGCAGTAGCGCTGCCCGTAGGGGCTGCGCGACTCGCTCTTCGGGATGCTGATGCGTTTGTCGCAGTTGCGACAGAAGCTCGTGATGGTGTGGTCGATCGACCAGCACTTGGGGCCGCAGTACTGCCCGCCGTTCTGAGCAATGCGATACGGCCACTCGCGAAACGACGCGCCGCACGTCTTGCACGTGCACTCAATACCCTGCGTACCCTTAGGTCGCCCCATGGACTCATCCTCCGTGGTGCCACGCCCCCGGTCGTCTCAACCGACGCGGGGGTACTAGCTGCCCTCAATTGTACTGGATTGCCCGATGGCGGTTGATCGGTCGAAGAAAGAGTTAAAAGCTCCGACGTCTGAGTACTTAACCAGTTTACAGACAGAATTAGGCGATCTCTATCTCCAACAAGATAACGATATTGACCTGGTCAGAGAACAACGAGAAATGCGAAGACCAGCGTTATCTGAGGCAGATAAGGACTATATTTTAGTGCATGTTGATCCGCGCGACCCGGACATTACGGAGGAGGCGTTCCAGCAGACCGCCATCCTGACCCTCGAGCGCCCGAAGCTGAGCATCGTCGGCGGCGAGGGCGACACGGCGCAGACGGTCGCGTCCAAGCTCGAGCACTTCACCGAAGAGACGCTGTGGGAGTGTGGCACGCGCGAGCCAGGATCAGACACGATGACCCAGGTCACCGACGCGACGCTGAACGACGGCGGCGGCTGGGCCAAGATCCTGTGGGCGTCGGACCTGTGGAGTGAGCGCTACGGCATCCCGGATCCAAGCAAGGACTCGAGCTCGTCGACCGCGGACTACACCGCCTACGACAAGCTCACCGAGGAGGCCAAGAAGCGCGCCGGTCCGCCGTTCGTGTGGTCCTACGTCGATCCGCGCAAGGTGTACCCGCAGTGGTCCAACGGCTACCTGTGCGAGGTGCTCGAGTGCTCGCAGATGCCGATGCGCTCGGCGTTCAGGCGCTACCGTCTGGGCTACGACTCGCAGGGCAACATCGTGCCCGAGGAGCTCGGGCAGTCGCAGAACCTGATCGAGGCCTCGCGCAACATGCTGAGCGCGGTCACCTTCCTCGAGCACTGGGACGACACCTGGGTCAGCTACGCCATCTGCGGCCAGAACTACAAGGGCGACCCGACGGGCTACATCGTCAAGCAGTTCCGCCACAAGTACCCGTTCGGCGTTCCCTACGACTACGCGCCCGGTCTCACCATGAACTGGTGGCGGAATCGCAAAGTCGGCTGGGGCATCGGCCGCACCAAGCTGTGGCTGGTCCAGTACCGCCAGTACCTGCGCGCCATGCATGCGCAATACGTGGCTCGCGACCTGCTCAGTCCGCTGGTCACCTATGGTGAGACGCCGGCCGCCGCGGTGATCGGCGACGACGGTCTGCCCAAGGAAACCGACCCGACGGTCCACCCGGGCGAGATCCTGAACCTGCCGCCCGGTCGCCAGCTGCAGCGCATCCAGTACCCGGACGCCGCGACGCTCGAAAAGCACATGAGCCTGATCGACCAGGCCATTCGCGACCTCGAATCTCCCAGAGTGACCACCCTCAGCGGCATGGAAGGCGCCGGCTTCGCCATCTCGCAGGTGCTGTCGTACTCGCGCACTCGAGTAGGGCCTGTACGGCATGGCATCGAGTCGCTGCTCAAGGGCCAGACGGAAAAACTGTGGGCGCTGATCCGCGACCGCGCGGGTGAGAAGGTGTGGGTCTTCTCAGGTGGCGTCGACGTTGGCTCGGGGACGCAGGTGGCCGAGTTCATTGGCTTCGGGCCCAAGGATCTCGAGCGGCCGATGCGGATCAAGTGGGAGGTCCAGGCGCAGCTGCCGACCGACGAGATGATCATGGCCCGCTACGCCCACGAGCGCCTCGCCGCCGGCACCTACGGCAAGGACGAGGCGGTCACCTACCTGGGCGACAACCCCGACGAGATACGGCGCAGCATCGCCCGCGATCGCATCAGGGCCTCCCCGGCCTACCAGAAGTGGCTGGACGCGGAGGTGTTCATGGAAGCCGGCCGCGGCGACATGCTGCAGAAGGCGCAGGACGCGGAGCAGCTCGCGCTCAACGGCCAGGTCCAGGCAGGCCTGCCGCCCGGCGGGCCCCCAGGCCAGCAGCCGCAGCCCGGCGTGTTCGAAGGTGGCGGACCCGGCGCGGGTGGCGTGCCTGACCTGGCCGCGCTGGCCGCGGCGCCGAACGGTGCTGGCGTTGGGCCGCCAGCATACGGCCAGGTCATCGGCGGCACACAACAACCAGGTGGGACCCTGCCGCCGGGCGGCGTTCCCTACGGGCCGCAGGGACCGGCGGCACCAGGAGGTCGGTGATGGCCAAGAATTGGATACAGGGCGCGATCAGCAAGCTCCTTAGTGGTGACATCGTGAACGTCCTTTGCTTCGGCCCGGGACCTCGATACCCCAAGCTCTGAGTGCCCGGCCGACATGAGCGTGGGCACCAGTGCGAAGGCCGAGACGCTGAACGATGCAACGAGCACTATGGCCGCCTTGCCACAGTTCGATGATTGCGTCCTTGCGTTCATCCCAAACGCTGTACCGCTCGCGATTGATCCATTCGACCGCTTGCCTGAGTGCCGCCTGTTTGGCTGGACTGTGGAAGCCGACTTCGCGCGCGAATGTCAGGATGTCGTCTTGACGAGCGATATACAGGCTGTGCAGGGGCTTGTGCTGAGGGGGTCGTGGCAGACGAGATTGGAACGTGAAGTAGTGGATGCCAAGGGCGTGGAGGTATTGCTGACAGGTTTCCATCAAAACCATGTCAGTGTTGAACACGACCGCGTAAACCGACTGGGCTCCGCCGTGCGTTTTCCGCTCGTAACGCTTGAATCGCATGCTGCCCTCGCCATCGAAGAACCCACGAAGCCAGCCGCGTATGAACTGGATATCTTCCATAACTTAGGAGAACCATAATATGGCGGAGCGCTGGATATCCAAAGCCATAAAACAACCGGGTGCGCTGCGCAAGACGCTCGGCGCCAAGCCCGGCAAGCCGATCCCCGCGGCGAAGCTGGCGGCCGCGGCGAAGGGCAGCGGTGTCACCGCCAAGCGTGCGCGTCTGGCACAAACGCTCAAGAAGCTCAACAGTTGAGCCGTGGCATACACGACGCCGGGCACGCGCCAGAACGAGGTCGTCCGGCTGCAGTCGGAGATCACCAACGAGATTCAGCGCGACGCGCCGGCCATCGCTGAGGGCGTCTTCGGCGACAACAAGAACCACCCGGACATGGCGCAGGTGTCGAACCAGCAGCTCGACGACCTGTACCGTCAGAAGTACCAGGCCAACGACCGCGAGTGGCTGCAGGCCGAAGCGCGCCGCGACCCGCAGCAATTCCTGGACGTCGCCAAGCGCATCGGCGTGACCACGCCGCCGCCCGGTCAGCCGTCCACTGTGGTGCATCCCGATACGTTGGGCAACGCGCTCATGGCCAATGCTGCAGCAGGCCCAGCAGCACCAGCCCCAGCAGCACCACTGGGATTGCCAGCAGGCCCACCAGCAGCAGCAGCTCCAGCAGCGTTACCCGCGGCGCCTGTGGCGCCTGCTGGTGCTCCGGTCGTTGTCGCTCCGCCACCAGGACCTGCCGCGCCGCCGCCCGTCATTCTCGGGCCAAACGGTCAACCGCTGCCGCCGACCGGAATGTAAATGCCGGGCACGATCCTCCTCGACGACCTGCGCGACTCGGTCGGCAACCAGCTCGGCGACTACGTCAACGGGCTGACCAGTACGGCGCAGGCTGCGGTAGCGCCAGTTGGCTCGGTGTTCTCGACTCCGCCGGCGGCGCCCGACGCGAACGCCATCCTGCAGGAGCTCCAGCAGCACGCCCAGGCCGCGCTCGAGGCCAGCCAACAACAGGCGCAGCCGGCGCTGCAGGTGCTCGGCGGTGCGCAGCAGGCCGCGGGCGGCGCGGTGGCCCAGCTCGGGCAAGCGCGCGACCAGGTGACGCAGCAACTGCAGCAGCACGTCGCCGACGTGACAGGTGTCGGTCAGCAGCTGCAGGACCACGTCAACACCGTGCTCGGCAGTACCGCGCCGCAGGCACCCGCGGGTGTGCAGTCGCTGGCGAAGCCAACGCCTCCGCCAGTGCTGGGCACGACGGATCAGAACGCGCCAACGCTCGGCGGCGTGAGCCCGCCACCGACGACGGAGCAAGCGCCAGCGGGCGGATTGGGTCCGATCGACGCGTCGAGTCCGTCGGCGTTCGCGCGGTCGTTCGCACCGTACGCCCAGTACGCAGCACAGAAGCTCGGTATCGATCCGACCTGGGTCGCTGCTATGGCGGCGTCTGAATCGAACTACGGCAAAGCCGGCGGCAATGAGTTGTTTGGCATCAAGGCGCTGCCCGGCCAGCCTGGTACGTCGATGCAGACGCATGAAGGCGAGTACGGCGGCACCAGCATGGCTCAGACCTTCGCGTCCTATGACACCCCGCTAGACGCGGTGAACGCCTTCGTCGACCTGCTCAAGAACCACTACCAGGGCGCCGTCGGCGCACAGGACCTGCCGACGTTCATTCACGGTCTGAAGCAGGGCGGCTACTTCACGGCGGCGGAGCCCGAGTATCTGGGCATCGTCAAGGGCATCACCGACCGTATCGGCGGCGACGTCCAGGCCGGTCTGCAAGCGGTGGGCGCCGCGCCAAAGCCACCAGCGCAGGTGACGACCGCCCAGGCTCGAGCCAGCGACCTGGGCTACACCGACATCTCGCAATTTGGCGACAAGCAGCTGTCTGCCGACGAGGCCTACGCGGCGTGCGGCCCCGCGGCCGCGGTCAGGTTCGCCGAGCGATTCGGCCGGAACCCGACGCTGCGTGAGGCGACCGACCTGGCAAAGCAGGTGGGCTGGACCGCGAGCGGCGGCATGGCCGGCATCACCAGCGAGCAGAAGTTGCTCGCCAACATGGGCGTCGATACGCACATCGTCGCGCCCGATTGGGACGCGATCGCCAAGGAAGCCAGCACTGGCAACCCGGTCACCATCAGCACGCCTGGTCACTATTACTTCGCCGACGGCTACAACCCGCAGAGCGGCGCGTTTCACGTCGGACGGTCCGGGCTGGATCTGAAGGGCGGCAGCGAGTGGATGACGCCCGCGCAGATGGAAAACCTGATGGGCAAGGCGCAGGGCGCGCTGTTCGCCGACAACCCGAACGTCCCAGCCAAGGGCGCGACAGGCGCGGCGTTGGGTGGTACGGCTGCAGGTGCGCCCGCGGCACCGATCACCATCGGCGGACCAGCACCAGCCAAGGCGCCGCTGTATGTCCACGGTCCGATGCAGGACGCCGAAGGCAACGACATCGCGGGTGCGACGCCGATCCAGTCCGCGGCCGACGTCGTTGGCGAGACGGTTGGTGGCGCCTTCAGCGGACTCGGCACGGCAGCGCAGCAGGCACTTGCCGCGGCGCAGGACATCAACCGGATCCAGCCTGGGACGGAGGCGTTGAAGGCGGCGGCGCCCGTCCTGGGTGGTGCGAGCGCAGCGGTGAACCAGGTTGCCCAGGACGTGCAGACCGCCGCGCAGGGCGCGCTAGGAGCGGCGCAGGACATCAATCGCTTGACACCTGGCGCTACGGCAGTCAACGCGGCGGCGCCAGTGCTGGGCGGCGTGGCGTCTGACATCGGCGCTGGTGTGCAGCAAACCGCGCAGGACCTGGGCGGTAGCGGTGCGGCCAATGCGCTACTGCGCCAGGGTCGTACGCCAGCCGAGCAGACAGCGTTTGAGCAGCAGCAACAGCAGGAGCTCGGCAAGATCGTGCAGCAGGGCCAACAGCCAGCCCCACCGCTGGACGTCGGCGACGTGGCCCACAACGTTTGGAACCTGGTCGTCAACTCCTCGCCTGGTCTGCCGGGCGTGTCGCTGCAGGACTACCAGCACGCGTCGACCGTCAAGAACGACTGGATCGCGCAGAACAACCCGATCAAGGACGTACCGGTCGCGGGCGAGCTGACGACACAGATCGCCCAGCAGTTGACCGACCCGTACTCGATGGTGGTCTTCGGTTTGACTGGTGGTGTCGGCAAGGTGCCTGGCGAGGTCGCCGGTGAGCGAGCGCTCGCCGCGACTGCTGACCGTCTTGGGCCAGCAGGGGCGAAGTTTGTCGGCGCGGTGGCGGACAAGCTGACATCCGGCGCGATCACTGGCGCGGTCCAGAACGCGCTGTACGCGGCGGAGCAGCCAGACGCGACGCCAGAGCAGGTCTTCACCGCGCTGTGGCAGGGGGCCGGTTTCGGCGCCGTACTGGAGCCGGGCCTTGCGGCGAGCACGGCGCTCGGACGACGGATCGGGCAGACGATCATCGATCAGGCGCCGCGACTTGTCGACGCCGGCCTGCGCGCCGTTGAGCGTGTGAGTCCAGCCGAAGACGTCTTCGCTACGACCAGGCGCGCCGGTGAGAGCGCGGATGACTATCTGGCGCGGTTGGCCACTGAGGAGTCGGCCGGGGCAACCGCGCGGACGGGCAACCCGTACGACTTGCCACGCTCAGCACCTGAGCCGAACGCGGCGCCGCTGTCGAGCGAGGATGTCTTGTCGCACCTCGAGCAACTGGATCAGCAGCACAGTCAAAACCAGGCGCGTATTGCAGACCTGCAGAACCAACTGGCTGCGGGCACGGGCACTCCTGCTGATAGTGCCGAACTGGCACGCCTGCAGGCCGACCAGACCCAGCTCAGCGCGGCGCATGAGGCGATCTGGGACCACGCGGGCGGGGGTGGCGACGTGTACGCACGGCCTCCCGCGAGCGAAGGCGTACCCTTCCAAGGTGGACTGGACGCCGGAGCAGCGCAAGCGGCTCGAGGACTTGCACCAGAGAATGCTCCGCCGACAAGCGGCCGCAGCGAAGCGGGACCAGGCGTTTCAGGTCCGTCAGGCGCGCCAGAACCCACCGCACGCGCCGAGTCCGCCCAGCCAGAACTAGCTGGTTTCCGTCTGCCCGAGACGACTACCCCGCTGCAGGACGTTGGGCCGCAGGCCACCCGTGTCACACAGGTGCCGACAGTCGATGACCTGGCACAACGTCTCCGTAGCCGCACCGGCAAGCCTGGTGTGAGCATCGAGCCGTACTACGCCGGTGCGCTGGGCGACCAGCCCGCCTTCGGCAAGAACGTCGTCTACCGTGACGGCAATGGGCAGGTGCAGGGCGTCCTGCAGATGCTGCTCGATGAGAACGGCCAACCGGACAGCCTGTCGGTCGCCGTCAATCCCGCCCGTCAGCGGCAGGGCATTGCTACCGCGCTGTATGACGCGGCCAAAGCCGCCGGTTATGACGTCGAAAAGGCGAGCGGAGCCAGCGGGTATACCCAAGAAGGTGCCGCGTTCGCACGTGGCCGCGGGGCAAAAGCGCCAGCAACTAGGCCAGAAACGGCTGCGGCGCCCGCTACGGGCGGCGTGGGCCGACCGAGAGCGACTGGTGGCGAGCCTGTCGAGGGCCTGCCCGGCGTGGTGCGACGCACCGTGCGCGGCGTCGAACCGGGTGCGCCGCGCAACATCAGCGAGGTCGTCAGCAACCCGCACCTGCTCGAGGAAGCACGAGCGGGTGCGCCGTCGATGACCGACGAAGAGCTCGGCGCGCATTACGACCAGTTGGACCAGCGCTATCAAGCCAACCAGGACCGCCTGGCGGCCATCGACGAGCAGTTGCGCAACCCGAACCAGAAGCCCGAGCGCCCGCCGTGGGGTGCCGGCTGGACAAACGATCAGCTGGTTACGCTCGCCAAGCGCCAGGGTGTGAGCGCCTACGAGCCGCTGTGGTGGGAAAAGGTCGGGCTCGAGTCGGGCTCGGGCGAGGTGCGCGAGGACGTCGGTCAGTCCGGTCTCGCGCGTGGCATGGGCCGCGCCGCTCGCGAGCCAACGCCGACCGAGCTCCGGTCCGAGCGCAACCAGCTCGCGCAGGACAACGTGCACATTCAGGCCGCCGCTGACCAGCTCGGCAACGCCCAGCCAGGACAACGCTTCGCACGCCGTGCGGAGACGACCGCGGCGTTGCCGTTCGCCGGTGGCGAGGAGGGCGCGCGGCACGGCGCGTTTGCGACCGAGCAGCCGGGTGATTCACCCGGCACGCTCGCGACCGACATCGTCACGCGCAACGGCACCAAGGACTACGGCTCGCCGCTGAACGGGCTGCGCGAGGAACCCGGCCAGGTCGTTGGCACCAGGGGCGGCGTCACAGGCCGTGGCATCAGCGATGTCGAGGCGGCTCGTGTCGGAGCACCGTCTGAGGAGACGCTGGCGCGCATGCCGAACCTGGACGCCATGCTCAAGGGCGACATGCCCGAGGTCCGGGCGCAGATCCAGAAGGCCGCCGAGGACAACCCGGCGCTGTTCGATGCCTACCGCCAGGGGCGTATCTCGCACGAGTCGCTGGTCCAGGACCTGGCGACCAGGGTCGGCATGACGCGCGAGGAGTGGCTGAAGACGCCGGTCGGCAAGGGCTTCAACCAGGACGAGATGGTCGCGCTGCAGGCCGCGGCGATCGACGCGCAGGTGCGCTCGGAGCAGATGGCCAAGGACATCGCAGCGCGGGGTGGCGTGGACGCGCTCTCACCCGAGCAGGTGGCCTATGGGCTGAACGAGCTCGTCGACAACTCGCGCCTGCTGAGCGTGGCTCGAGGCGGTCGGTCAACGGCTGGGCGCACGCTGAACGCGCTCAAGATTCGGCTGGACGCGACGCTGGCCCGCGGCATCACCGCCGGCAACGAGCGCATCGTCGCGCAGCGCACTGCGGCCCAGGCACGCGCGGCGACCCGTCGCGCCGCGGAGCTGCTGGACAAGACGCGCGACCTCGAGACCGAAAAGCAGGCCGTGCTGGCGCGCATGCGCGGCTACCAGAACATCCCCGAGGAGCGCCGCGCCCCGGTCGGACCAGGCACCCAGGAAGGTATGCCAGGGACGCCGCCGCCGACGACACGACCGGCGCCCGTGTCGAAGAGCATCCTGGACCAGATCGCCGAGGCCTACGACCAGCTGGACCGCTACCAGGCGATGACGCTGCACGAGAAAGCCGACGATTTTCTCAAGCTCAAGCAAGCACGCGACGAGGCGGCGGCCAAACGCAAAGCGGCGACGCGCGAGGCGCCGCAGGAGCTGCTGAGTGCCTTGCGCCAGGAGCTCGCCGCGGAGCGAACCAACTTTGCCAAGCGCAAAGACACCTGGGAGACGATGGCGTTCTGGGACTCGAAGGCCAACGAGAACGTCGTCGCCAAACGCAACGCCTTCCGCGGCGGGCTGTACATCGAGCAGTACCGCAAGTCCGCCGAGCTCGCGGCCAAGGTGGCCGAGGCGAATGCCAAACGTGCATTTGACCTTGAGTCTCGGCGCCAGGAGGTGCAGACCAAAAAGGCCAGCGCGCTGCTCGAGGCGGTCGGCGGGGCCAAACCGTCCAGACAACTCCTCGACGAGTACACCAAAGCCGTCACATCCGACGACCCGTACGCGCCGGCCAAGTTCATCAAGGGGCTGCAAGATCCTGGCTGGTGGGGCAAGGCGCAAATTCTGAGGATCGCCGGGCTGCTGAGCTCCACGGTGACGCACATGGTCAACTCGGTCGGCAACCTGAGCCAGGTGCCGCTCGAGCTCGCGACGCACGGGCTGACGGTCGGGATCGACTGGGCGCGTGCCGCGGCGACCGGCGGGCAGCGTCAGGCGTACCTGGCCGAGCTCGGCCCGATGCTCGAGGCCTACGGACCAGGGTTCGTGTCCAAGATTCCGGAGGCGGTCAACATCCTGCGCACCGGCGTGACGCCGGTGGATGCGGCGAGTCTCGAGAAGATCCGACCTGGCTTTGCCTCTGGCTCGAACGTCGTCGACGCAGCCGTGGAGATGCCGCTGCGCGCGCTGCAGGCCGAAGACGAGCTGTTCCGCGGCGGCGGCTTCGCGATGCAGGCCAACCGTGTGGCGACCAGGTACGCCTACCGTGAAGGCTTCCGCGGCGCGCAGCTTCGCGGGCGGACCGCGAACATCGTCCAGAACCTGGAGAGCTACCCCGACCTGTATAGCGAGGCGCACAACGCCATGCTGCGGATGGTCTTCCAGGAGCACCGCGACTGGATACCGCAGCCGCGGGGCGCGGTCGCACGGGGTGCGCTGGCGCAGCCGCTGCCGTTCATCAAGACGCCGGCCAACATCACCTCGCAGGGGCTGGGACTCTCACCGTTCGGCGTCGCCGGCACCATCGAAGCGGTCAATGCGCGTCGAGCGCTCCAGACCGCGGGGCGGGCGACGGAGGCGCAGCTCGGACGCGCGACCCTGCTGGCCGAGCAGCGATTGGCGCGGACGGCGATCGGCACGGCGATCTTCGGCGCCGGCGTTGGGCTCGGTGCCGGTGCATTCTCGGGCGGCAAGAGCATGCTGACCGGTGCGTATGATCCCAACGAAGCCAGCACGTATCCGCAGGGCTGGCGCGAGTGGTCGGTGGTGACCGAGGACCCGGTGAGTGGCAACACCTACTTCGTGCCGATGCAAAACTTCGGCGCCGCGGGTGCGCCGCTGGCAATGGCGGCGATCGTGACCGACGCCGGCAAGCGGGGCAAGTCCATCCTGGACCCCGAAGAGATGGCGCGCGCGTCGACGGCGATCGGTCAGTACGTGCTGGATAACACGTTCTTGCAGGGGCTGTCGGACACGGTCAACGTGCTGCACGAGCCGAGCAGGTACGGCCAGAAGTTTCTCGAGGGACTGGCCGCCAGCTACGGGCCGTACTCGGCGATGGGGCGCCAGATTCAGCGTGCCTACGGCGTCGCCTCGCGCAACCCGCACGACGGGTTCATGGGCCTGGTCGAAGCGATGGAGGCCAACTACCCAGGCCTGTCGGGCAATGTGCCAGAGTCGCTGACGCCGCTCGGCGAGCCCCGTTCGCAGGGCATCAGTGGCGCCGCGGCGTTTGCGCTGCCGCTGCGGGCGGACATCCTGCGCGACGAGCCGACGCTGCGCGCCCTGCGCGACAACGACGTCAGGATTCCGCCGCCGGCCAAGGCGGTCAACGTCGGCAACGGCTGGTCGATCGACCTGACGCCAGAGGAGCAGGACCAGCTGCAGCGCGCGCGGGGCGCGCAGATCATCGACCAGGTGAGCCGTGTGCAAGACTTGCCGCTGTACAAGAACGGCGACTTGAGCGTGCGCAACCAGCTGCTGTCGAGGGCGGTCAGCAACGCGTCGCAAAATAGCGACGTGCTGTTCGTGCGCTCGCTGCCTGACGCGGATGTCAAGTCTCGAGCGGTGCGGCGGGTCGTGCCGACGCCGTACACCGTGGCCGGAGAGGAGCCCGCAGCCTGATGCCCTACAACAGCAAGCAAGACGCCGTCAGCGCGCTTCTGCCTGGCTACCGCGTCGTCGGCGAGGCGCCGTACACCGTCAAAGTCGCTAACCCGAAGGCGGGGCTGGCCGGCGAGCCGGCGCAGATCGACCAGCAAGCCGGCGTCACGCTGTCGGTCCAGGGCCCGGACGGCACGCCCGACACCATCGTCGTCAAAGAGGTCGGCAACAACCCCAACACGAAGGGCGGCGTCGGCTACGACGTCATCACCGGCCCGAGCAAAGCGCCGGTGAAGACGGCGACGCCTGCGGCAGGGCTCGAGCGGTTAGACGCCAAAGGGCAGGCGATCCCCGCGGGTGACACGACCACGCCGACGGTCTACCTGCGCGACCCGAAGGCGCCGGCTGGCACGCAGCCGTTCAAGGTCGAAGGCGACCTCAAGACCGACCCGTCGACCTGGACGCCGATCACCGACCCGAACGACAAGAGCGACAACCCGCGCGTCATCGGTCTGTGGGACCCGACCAACAACAAGGTCGGCGCGAGCGTCTCGGCGCCGGCGGGCGCCAAGGCATCCGATCCGAGCAAGTGGCAACCGATCTACCGCACGCCCGGGGATAGCAGCAGCGGCATCGTCGGTCAGTGGGACCCGACCAACAACGAGCTGCACGCCGTGTCCGCGGCGCCCGACGGGACGCAGATCGTCACCACGCCGACGGCGATCTACGTCGTCGACAAGGACACCGGTAAGAGCACCAAGGTCCAGGACGTCACGCCCGGCGACGTCAACAAGCAAGCGGTCACCGTCGGCGGCAAGGTCTACACGTTCGACCCCAAGGACGGCTCGTTCACGCTGCCGACCAACGTCCAGACCGCGGCGACGGTCGGCAACAGCACCACGCTCAAAGACCTGATCTGGTACGACGACCAGGGCAACGAGGTCGGCCGCCAGCCCAACCCGAACTACGGCAAGGCGCCGGTCACGGCCCCCACGCCGAACACGGTTGCGCCGTACATCCAGGTCCCCGATCCGCAAAACCCGTCGCAACTGATCTGGATCGAGAACAAGGGCCAGGTCACCGCGAGCGACGCGCTGAAGCAGCTCGCCAGCCACCTGAGCGGGCAGGTCGTCGACGGCAAGATCTCGGTCGACGAGGCCAAGGCGCTGATCGACGCGTCGAACGCCAAGATGACCGCGGATACCGCGCAGCAGACCAACGTCACGACGGCCGCGGGCGACATCCTGTCCAACACGCGCGGCAATGCGCAGACCGCTGGGGCCATGCTGCAGCAGCGCGTCCAGGCGGCCACCGGCACGCTGCAGAGCATCCTCGGCAACGCGCTCTCCAACAAGAACATCACCAGCGTGCCGAGCGACGTCGGCGCCAACCTGGTCGGCGGGTTGCAGGGCTGGACCGCCGACCTGATGGGCGGTCAGAACACGCTGGACTCGGCGGCGCGCATGGTGCAGATGGCCGACCCGAGCTCGAACCTGGCCGACCCGACGACGCAGGCCGCGATCGCCACGCTGCACCAGATGCTGGACAAGTACCAGGACGTGACGGGTCAGGCGCACCCGATCGTGCAGGCGACACAGGCGGCCGGCGCCAGTCAGCAGGCCGGCGGCATGGCGGCGCCGCAGACGCTGAACGCTGGCACAAACCTGGCACGCATGAACGTGCCGAGCGGTCCTAACGCGCAGGGCTTCAATCCGCAGGGCTCGACCGCGGCCCTCAACGCGCAAGGGTTCCAGGACACGCCCGAAGGTCGCGCAGCCGCGATCGCCGCGGGCCAGGGCAACCTGCTGCAGACGCCGCAGCCGGTCGCGGCGCCAGTGACGCACGCTCCATCGACGTATGGCATCTTCAGCGGTGCGATGCCGTCGCTGGCCACCCCGTCCGTGCAGGCCACGCCGGCGGTGGCCGGTTTTCAGGCTCCGGTGTATCCGTGGCTGGCATCGCCGCAGCCAGCGTTCATGGCTCCGGTGACAGGCTAATGGCTGCTGCAACGACACAGGCCGAACGTCAGGCACAGGTCCTGGCCGCCGGCTACAACGGGCCGCTGACCGACGCCGCCATCAACCAGGCGTACGCCAACGCCGCGTCGCCGGCGGACCTGGCCGCCAGCGGACTCACGGGGTATACGCCGCAGACCGGCTCCGTATCGCCCACCGTGTCTTCACCTGCGGCGACCAACACGACCGCGAGCGGTGCGCAGCTCGCCGCGGGCATCCAGGGGCTGCTCGGCGCGGCGGCCAGCGGCAACAAGGACGCCATCAACGAAGCCATCCGCGAGTTCAACTCGACGTTTGGGTTGGACCAGCAGAAGTTTCAGGACTCGATCCGCCAGTTCAACGAGAACCTGGCGATCACCCAGGCGGGTCTGACGGGCACCTATCAGGGCCAGCAAACGCAGCAAGCGCAGCTGCAGGCCTACAACGAAGCGGTCGGCGCCGCGGGTCTGACGGGCTACTACGTGGCGCCAGGCACGAGCGGGGCCGCGGGTGGTGCGCTGGCGCCCGGCAACCTGTCCTGGAACCAGGTGTCGCAGCAGCTGCAGCCGCTGGCTGGCGCGGCCTACAACGACGCCGCGGCGAAGGCGGCGTACCAGCAGGCGCTCGGGCTCAATCCGGCGGCCTTCAACGGCGGCCAAGCGGCGCCCCTGTCGCAGGCGCAGCTCAACGCGATCGCGGCCGCCGGCGGCGCGCCGGCGGGCGCGGTCCAGGCGCAGCCGGGCGTCATGACCACGGCCTACCAGAATCAGCTGTACACCCAGCAGATGGGCGCCATCAACGCGGCCGCGGCGCTGCAGGCGAACCCGTTCCGCCAGGCGCAGGTCATCGGCCAGGCCGGTCGCGTGCTGCAGGGCCTCCCGACCGCGGGCTTTGGCGCGCCGAACACGGTCGCCGGGGTGGGCACCGCGGGCGGCAATACGCAGGGCGGGATGGGCTACCTGCAGCAGCTGATCGACGACATCAAAGACCCGACGGCCAATCAGACGACCGCGCAGTCCTGGCTGGATAACACGCCGACACCCAACAAACTCGATTCGGTGTCGTTCATGAACAGCTCCCCGACGACTCAGAATTTGATCCTGCAGGCACAACAAGAAAAGTACGGGCTCGATCCGACAGACTCGCTGGCGCAGATCAAGAACACGCTGCCGCAGTTTTCGGCGCCGAACACGGTCGGCACGGTGCGCAGAGGCTAGATATGCCACTCAAGAAAAGCTCGAGTAAAGCGGCCTTCAAAAGCAACATCCGCGAGATGGTGAAGGCCGGACATCCCGTCAAGCAGGCGGTCGCGGCGGCCTACGCGACCCAGCGCAAGGCAGCGTCGAAGGGGAAGAAGTAATGCCAGGCGACTGGGACAACTCGGTCCACCCGGACCTGGTCGACGAGGACGAAGGCGGCTCGGCATCCCTCCCGGAGCCAGCTCCCACGCCTTCGGCGCGCGGTCGCACCTCACGATCGCGCGCAGCCGGCTCTGATCAGGCGCCCACTCCACCCGCGGACTCGGCGGCACCATCCGAGGGCCCAGACGCCGGTGCCGATGGTGCAGCCGAGTCGGATCAGCCTGATCAGTCCTGGTTCGACCAGGTGCGGGATGCCAAAGACCCGACTGAGGCGCTGCGTCTGCTGGCCAAGAATCTGCCGCGCGACCAGTTCGAAAAGGACGATGTCGTCTCTGGCCTGATTGGTCAGATCGGCGACCGGCGCGCCCGCGAGCTGCTGGCGCGCCAGGAGCGCGAGGCGCAAGACAAGGCCAAGCTGGAAGCCGCCGCCAACAACGACCTGTACACGCTGGGCGAGATGACTCAGCGCGAGCTGCAACAGCAACTCGCGTCGCAGCAAGCAGCCCAAGCCGCGGGTCCGTTCATGGATGGCGTGGTGTTATTCCAGAAAAGCCTGCCAGAAGCTATCCAGAAGGAGGTTTCCGGGCAGCAGTTCGGCGCCGGCAAGAGCCACGCCGAAGGAGTGGCAGAATACATGGCGTTCATCGTCGACAGGGCAGTCAAGCTCGAGCAGCAAAAGCGCGAGTCTGCACTCAGAAAGTCGGTGATGAGCGAATTGAACGGCGACGAGCCTGTCCCCGAGCGTGACTCAGGTACCCCCGGTCGCGTCCGAGAAGTGACAGACGAGATGATCGCCGCGATGTCACTCGCAGAGTACGAGGCGCTGTTCGACGAGAATGGGCGCCCCAAGCCAGGGGTACGTCATCGGTCTACGCGAGGCATACCCGTTCGCCAACATTAGCGCTGTCATTAGTGCTAGTAGTTAGTGCAATAATAAGGGGGTAGCTAAAGTGGCTACGGGCGCGACCGAATTTGTTGATAAGACCATTGCAGATGGCGTTTTCAGCCCGGATATTTGGTCGAAACAGGTATTACGCGCAACGGAGTCCAACCTATTGTTCGCAAAGAGCGTCAATAGGGGCTTTGAAAACGATGCAAGCGTAGGCAAAACCGTCAAGGTTGCCAGTATTGGCAACTTGGCAGCGCGCGCGAAGACGGAGAATACCGCCATCGTCTACGAGACTGTGGCTGAGACCGCGACCACGATTACCCTCGACCGAGAAGTTCTGGGGGCACGCCTCGCCGCTTAGGTGAGAGTGACAAACACCGGGTGAACTGTCGGGGACCCTACACATCAAACAGATGACAACGAACATGCCGCACATTCACAGCAATGGAACCTTTAGACGCGGCGTGGCTCGCTGGCTTCTGGGACGGCGAAGGAACAATCTCTCTCTATCGCAGCAGGTGGAAGTGGAAGCCAGACGGGCCGAATACACGTCGATTGCCCAATCACCAGCGGGAGCCCGAACGCTATCGTCCGTTGCTCGCGCTGTCGCACACAGACATGCCGACGTGCGCCCATGTGGACCAGTTGCTCATGCAAATCGGTGCCAAGCATTACTCGCTGGCGGACCCCAGGGTCGTCCAACCGACCAGGATGGGCAGGCGTCCACAACGCCACATTTCGGTCATGAGCTTCGTCGGAGCGCGCGTGGTGCTCGAAGTTCTCATGCCGTATCTGGTCACCAAAAAGCCGCAGGCGGAAGCCCTCTGGCGATTCATCGAAATCGCTCAGTCGCGCGACTCGCATCTGCACTACACCGACGAGCAACGCGAGATCGCACGTTTCCTTCGCACTCATCCGATGCATGGGAATCCGCAGCCAAGCCAGGCCGGGGCAGCCTAACGCTGCGTAGCCTGGAAGGTTCAGAGACTAGCGGGTGAGTCCCAACAATAACCCCGCACTAGCGCCCGGCTCGCGTTCGCAAGAGCGCGATGATGAGATAGTCCGGTCCGTCCTGAAAAGGGCGGGTTGCTGCAATATTTGGTCATACGCCGCCCTTGGCATCGAAGACATCGTCAAGGTGCAGTCGATCGTCGACGTGCAGAACGAGTACCAGCAGAAGCTCGGCTACGCGCTCGCCAAGGACGTCGATACCAACCTGGCGACCGACGTCGCCGGCTTTTCGCAAACGGTCGGCACGCTGGGCACCGCGGCGTCCGATGCCAACGTCCTCGCTGCCGTGCAGTTTCTGGATAACGCCGACGCGCCGCAGAACGACCGCTTCTTCCTGATGTCGCCGGCGGAGAAGGTCGCCAAGCTCGCGCTCGATCGGTGGAGCAACGCGCTGTACATCGGCAACGGCTCGATGCCGGCCAAGAGCGGCATGCTCGGCGACATGTACGGGCTCAACCTGGGCGTCACCACCAACCTGGTCAAGCCGTCCGCGGGTCAGGCCAACAACGCCGTCTTTCACCGCGAGGCGGTCGCGCTGGTGATGCAGCGGACGCCGAAGTCACACATCTTCTACGACATCGACGTGTTCACGTGGAAGCTGGCGGTCGAGGAGATCTACGGGCACCAGGAGATGCGCGACAACTTCGGCGTGTGGGTCAAGGGCGCCTCCTAGATGCCGACCGAAACCTTTACCGAGCGGATGGTCGAGAAGACCCTCGGCCGTCCGGTCCAGCCCAAGCGCGGCCAGAACTACAACTACCCGCTGCGCTGGTACGCCAAGCCCGACGGCGACATCGTGCAGCTGCAGGCCGACCCGCAGTCGCGGGCGTACTACGCCGACAAGGGCTACCACCTGCTCGCCGATGTCGCGGCGCGTGGCGAGGACATGTCGGAAGTTGAGGAGTGGGAACGGCTCGAGCGACCGCGGATCATCGCCGAGCAGCGCCAGCGGGCCAAGCTGATCAACGCGATTCGGCGGACCGAGCTCAAAGACCCGACGCTGCTGCTCGATACGGAAGACATCGATTCGCGTTCGACGGACGAGCTCGAGGAGATGATCGTCGACATCCGCTCGCGCGGCGGCAAGGTGCGTGTCGTCGACACGGCGCCGAAGCGCGAGGAGCCGTTGCCCGACCTGCTGCGGGGTGTCGAGACGACACAGACCAACGCACTCGAGGACCTGCAGCGCAAGCTGGACGCTCCAGGCGCGCAGGCCAGAACCATTCAAGGGACGGGTCACGATCCGATCGACGAGTCCCGACGGAGGAACCGCTAGATGACCGACCAGAGCAAACCTGACTACGCAGCGCTCGCCGAGCGCGCGGTGAGCGAGGGCAACGTGCCGACCGTGCCGAGCACGCTGTACTTCACGTACAAGCGGACGGACGGCGACTCCTTTGTCGCGCCAGCCTCGAGCGCCGAGGCGTATCTGCGCAAGGGCTACACCATCACCGGCGAGCAGACCATCGACAGCTTCGCGGCGTGGGTCGAGCAGCAGTCGGCAGCAGCAGCGCCCGCCGCGGCGAAGACGTCGACCACGTCCAAGGCGTCCACGTCGACGACGACCAGCGCGTAGTCATGCCGCTGACTGGCGCCGACCTCGAAGCCCAGCTCGGTGCCGCCCAAGGACTCTGGACGCATACGCCAGTGGATTGGGGCGGCAATACTGGCTACGCCAAACCAAACGTATTCCCGTCCAACGCGAAGGACGGCTATCTGGGTCTGGGAGGTGGCACACGACCGGGTGGGGCCGTAACCCAGACGCCGTCGGCACCTGGTGCGCCGCAAATCCTGAGCACGCAGATCACCAACGTGACGACCACGGGCTTCGGCGTGGCGGTGGTCTTCGATGCCACGGTGACGTCCAGCCGCGTCAATTACGGGTTGACCCAATCCGTGGCCAGCAACGCGGCGGGCACCACCGCGGCGGCCCAGACGATCAGCGTCAGTGGTCTGACGACGGGCACGGTGTACTGGTTCAGCGTCCAGGCCACCAATGCCCAGGGGACGACCGTGAGCAACCTGCTCAGTGTGAAGACGTTCTGAGGCGTGACTATGCAGCACGAAGATGATCGACTTGGCCAGGTGGCCTACGAGGCGTATTCGGCCAACACCGGCGGGAAGTCGCTGGCGAGCGGCGACGACCTGCCGCCGTGGGATGCGTTGCAGGACGTGTACAGGACGGCGTGGATCGCCACGGCGCGCGAGGTCATCGCCAACATGGCGGCTGACGACGAGGCGGCGATGCAGGTTCCAGAAGAGCCAGAAGACGAAGGCGACGAAGCGCCGGTTGCGTGATTGACGAGCACGGTCGGACGGAGTACCTGCGCGTCAGCGCGGCGCATCGGTCCGACTGTGCCTTCGGACCAGGCTTCTACCGTCTGTCGTTCGGCACTGGCACGCGCTACTGCCAGACCGCCGAAGACGTCCACCAGGCGTGTCAGCTCCTGGAAGGCGTCGTTCGCGACATCAAGATCGACCGCGACGGCTACTGTCTGGACGGCGACCCGATGATCGGCGACGCCAACACGCCGGACGTCGTCGACGGTGAGTGGTGGTTGGGTTTACCACGCGAAGAGGGCATGCGTGAGCTTGGGCTGACCAGCGAGGCCGATTACCGGCGGGTGTACGACTCGCTGGCCACGGCGGTAGCGCGGCGTGACAATCGAGCATCGCAGGGCGGCGTGCGGGCCAGCATCGTCATCAAGCGTCCTGGTCGGAAGGTCACCAACGTGCATGTTTGACGAGTCGCTGACCGAGGGCATCTTCGGGCTGTTGAGCGGCTACCTGACGGTCGCCGGCAACAGTGGCCAGGTGCTCAACGCGATGGTGTCGCCCGTGCCCGCGCAGATCAGTTACGTGGTCGCCGCGGCGCAGGGCGGAGGCACGACAACCGTGCTGGACGTCACGCTCAATGGCTCGAGCATCTGGACCAATCCGAGCGACAGGCCGACGCTGGTGGGCGCGAACTCGGGCAAGTTCGTTTCCGGCAAGATCAACCACTCGGCAGTCCAGCCGGGTGACGTGCTGGCGCTGACGGTGCTGACGGCCGGCAACAAAGCGCAGCTCGTGGCGACGGTGGCGCTCAAAGATCCGCGGCGCAGGAATCCATGACGCTGCAGCCGGTGACGGCGCCGCCGAACGGAGCGCCGTCGCTGTTGCCGCCGAACGGTGTGATCTCGCCGCCGCTCGAGCCGTATCCTCCGGGCACCGGCGATACGCCGCTCGATCCCGCGACCCCACCCGCGTGGCAGGGTCCACCTGGGCCAATCGGCCCACAGGGAGCGGAGGGCCCAACGGGACCGGTCGGTCCAGAGGGGCCAATCGGACCGACCGGTCCCGCGGGACCGCAGGGCGACCAGGGCGTCCAGGGGCCGCCTGGCGGCGCGCCGGCGTGGCAGGGCGAGTGGTCGAGCTCCGTGGACTACGCCAACAACGCCGCGGTCAGTCTGAACGGCTCGAGCTACTACGCCGCGGGCGACCCTGCGGTGGGTGTCTCGCCGCCGTCGGCGCCGTGGCAGCAGATCGCCGCGAAGGGCGACACCGGGCCACAGGGACCAACTGGCGCGCAGGGGCCAACTGGCGCGACCGGACCTCAAGGACCGATCGGTAACACCGGGCCGCAGGGTGCTACTGGTCTCACGGGTGCTCAGGGTCCGCAGGGCCTCACCGGCAGCACCGGGCCGCAGGGTCCCAAGGGTGACACCGGCACGCAGGGTGTCCAGGGACCGCAGGGCAACCCTGGAGCGACCGGGTCCACGGGTCCTCAGGGGCCCGCGGGCGCCGATTCGACCGTGCCTGGACCGACCGGTCCGCAGGGCGCGGCTGGTCCAGGCGTGGCAACCGGCGGGGCGACGGGTCAGGTGCTGACCAAGACCAGCGCGACGGACTTCGCGACCAACTGGCAGACGCCGTTGTCGCAAGCGACGGCGGACGCTCGCTACCTGCAGCTCAGCGGCGGCACGCTCACCGGCGCGCTGGTGGCCGGTACGTACACCGAGATCACCGAAATTGTCACGCCGGCCACGCCCGCGGCGGGCAAGGTGCGTCTGTACGCCAAAGCTGACCACCACCTGTACATCCTGGATTCGACCGGCGTCGAACGCCGACTCGACATCACGACGCTGGAAGCCACCGTCTCGTATGCCTAGTCTGCAGAACTACCGCTCCAGTTTCTCGGTGGAGGCTGGGCCGTACATCGGACCCGAGTCGTACGAAGTGCGGGCGATGATCGGCTCGGACACGACCAAGCTGGTGTGCCTGATCTACCCGATCTTTTCGGGCATTCCGCAGCAGGACCAGCTGATCGACCGACCGCTGTACCGCCCGTACGCAGTGCTGGACACCGACAAGAACCGCTACATCATGGCCTATGACCCGACCACGGGCACCATTACGCCCGACCTGCCGTGGACCAACAGCCCGTATTCGGACGCCTCCGGCACGACCTACGCCAATCTGGAGGCGTTCACCTATCACGACCTGGAGCAGTTCGACTACATCCAGATCGAGGGCGGCGGCAGTCAAGGTATCGGCGAGCGTTTCGAGGTTCTCGGTCCGTTCGACGTGCCGACCACCCACCGTCTGATCAATGAAGGCCTGAAACACTGCTGGCTCATCGTCGAGGTGGCGTGCATCCCGACCATCCTGACGACCAGGCATGACCTGAACGTGGTCGCGCCGTGGCTGATTGATCCCGGCAACGTGCTGCAGGTGGGCCTGCTGGCCAGTGGCGAGGATCGCAACCTGCAGGACCCGTTCGAGCGGCGTATTCACGGCATCGTGGAGCGCGACGGTGGCCACTTCTACCTGAACACGGGCTCGCAGACGTTCAACGATGGCGACCTGATCTACCTGCGCTGCCTGAAGCGGGCGTACGACCATTGTCGCTTCGACGGCAGCGGCGATTTCGGCAACCAGGCGGGGCTCGCCAACGAAACAGACGACGCGCCGGTCACGCGCGACTGGGTCGCGGCTGCGGCGCTGACCGCCGGTTGGCGGCAGTTCGGCCACCTGCTCGAGCCGGCGGCCAACCAGCGTCTGATCCGCGACCAGGCGACCGCGGTGGGCTGGTTCAACGACCTGGTCCGCGAGCATCTGGTCGCCGACCTGCCGCAGAAAAAGCTGTACCGCTCGCGCTCGTTCGGGCCCGCAGTCAGGACGGCAGGCTAGGCGTGTCACTCTATGCAAAAAGACGCCCGTGGCCATTCCATGTGGTCATCGATGGCACGGGTTTTCTCATTGGCGCTCCGCAACCAGGCCAGCCGGCGCTGGTGTCGACCAAGACCGAGGACGTCGGCTCGGTCGCTCCGCCGGACTACTCCTACGCCGGGGCGAATCCGACCAACGATCGCGAGGAGCCGTTCCAGAACCTGACGCTCGGGCTCGGGTTGGCGCTCCAGGAGAAGTGGGACGACCAGCGCTACATGAGCGCAAATGCGGTCGATCTGTCGGTGTGGCCGTGGTGCCTGGGCCCCGAGATCGGCACGATCACGCCCGCCGGCGTGGATGCGGCGAGGGGCATCAACAAGTTCTTTGAGCTCGGCACCACGCTGTACGCGGCGAACGGCGTCAACGTGCTGCGCAAGGCCGCGGGTACGACCGACACCTGGTCGGTGGCGCACACGTTTACCCAGCCCATCCTGGACGTGTGCGTCTTCACCTCCAACTACGACGGCGTGCAGCGGGCGTTCTTCGCGCTCGCGGGCGGAGCGGTCGCGTCATGGACGTCTGACGGCACGGCGTACACCGCGATGACCACCTTCACCGCGCTAGCGTTCACCGTCATCGGCAAAGAGTTCTGGTGGGCGGACGACACCAACCGGCTGCGAAAGCTGGACACCAACGCCGACCCCACCAACGAGGCCAACTACACCAGTCTGATCTTCAGGACCGGCGACAAGTCGTCGACGATCACGTCGCTGCTGGTCACCGCTGGCGGCACCCTGGTGGTCGCCAAGACCGACGGGCTGTACACCCTGGACGCCGCGGGCAACGACCGCGAGCTCTTTCCGTTCCTGCGCTATGCCGACACGCCGAACAACGGCAAGGCGTGGGGCACGTTCGAAAACGGATTGTTCGTGGCCTACGGCGATAGCCTCGGCAGGGTCGACCCCGACCTGTCGTGGACCTCGGTCGGACCGGACGACCTGAGCTCCAACGTGGCCGGCATCATCTCGGGCCAGGTGACGGCGTTCGCCGGCGTGGAGACGATGTTCGCCTACTCCGCGCTGCTCGATCGGAACACCAACACCGGCTACCTGTGCAAGTTCGGGGCGTGGGTGAGTATCGGTGTGAGAGGCCCGCGACAGAGCACGCTGGTCACCGCGCTCGGGTCGCAGGGCACCGGCGAGCCGGTCCACATTGACGCCTGGCATGGCAGCGTCTCCATTCCGTTCGTCAACCGCGCGATCCAGGCGCTGTTTGTCTCAGGCATTGGCTCACCGGTGAGTGGGCACACCAGGACGTACATCGGGTTTTCCGACGGCAGCATCGGCTGGGTGCTGAATCCGTGCACGCCGAATCCCGCGGGCTGTGTCGACTACAAATACTTCGTCGGCGACGGCTGGGTGGACCTGCCGGTGTGGCACGGCGGCTACCACGCCAGTATCAAGAGCCTGCGGCACTTCAGCGTGACCGGTCCGAAGATCGACGCCAACGACTACGTCACGCTCGAGTACCGCCTGGATCCGACGCCGGGCATGCCGTGGACGGCGTTCGGGCACACGTTCAACCAGGCTGTGTACGACCGTGCCAAGTTCCCGATGGGCGCGACGTGCACGCTGGCGGCGCTGCGGGTGCACCTGCACAACACCGACCACGCCAGCTCGCCGCTCGTGTCAGCGGTCAGCCTGGGCCACGCGCTCAGACCGCAGCGGGTGATGAGCTTCCAGGCTGACATCCTGTGTGCTGACGGGCTGGTGCGGCGCGACGGCGTGCCCATCCGGATGGGCCGCACGCAGATTCAAAAGCTGATCGAGACGGCAGTCGACAACCCCGGCGCGGTGAATGTCATCCTGCCGGACGAGACCAATCAGCAGCTCTCGTTCACCGACTATTCGGTGCTGCAATCATTCGACGAGATCGGGCGCCAGTGGCGCGGATCGCTGCGAATCAAGGCGGTGCAGTGGATATGAGGAGGTCGTAGACCCTTGGCTCGAACGAACGCAACCAACTTCACGGGCGGTCTGCAGTTTCCGTATGCGACCGCCGCCGCGGACATCTTCAAGAAGGAAGATGTCCAGGTGCTGGCGCAGGCAGTCGACCAGCACGATCACTCGAGTGGCAAGGGACTGGTCCTGAGCCCGGCGTCGATCCCGGCCGGCCTCATCACGTCGGCCATGATCGCCGATGGCACCATCACCTCGGCCGACATCCTGGACGGCACCATCGGGACGGTGGATCTGGCGGGTGGGGCCGTGACGGCCATCACGCAGGTCGGCGCGGTGGTGAGTAATCCGTCGACCACCTCTACCACCCTCGTCGATATCCCGGACATGACCATCACGCTCTCGAGTCCGGTGGCTGAAGTCCTGCGCGTCGACTTCAACGGCATCTTCTACGTCAACAGTGCGACCGGCTTGTATTACATCACCCTGGACATCGACGGGACGGCCCCGTCCGGTGGCGGCGGAACACAGGTCATCGAGCAAACGGGTGTAGTCAATGGGTATAGCCACGCGGCACTGTTCGGATTTCTGAGTGTGGGAGCCGGTTCGCACACAATCAAGGCTCGCTGGCAGACGAGTGCCAGCACCACGCTCGCAGGCGTCGCAGCCTTCCGTTCCCTGGCGGTGACGGAGTTTCGGCGATGACCGAGACGATCGGGCGGCCGACAGGCGGCAAGCCCATCAATCTGTCGCAGCTCGAAGGCGAGCTCGACGTCGCGGGAGTCAGCACCAGCGCCGGCCTGGGTTTTGGCGAGTCGTGCGTATATACGTATGACACGGCCGGCGTGGGGGTGGATTTTCCGACGACCGACGACGCCGCGGTCGATACCGCCATCGCCAACCACGTGGCCATGCGCGACAAGACCGACGCCGAGTTGTCCGCAGAATTTCAGGCAACCAGCGATCCTGTACGCAAGCAAGAGCTGCGCGACCAACTCAACGGACTGCTGCCGCGCGAGCAAGTGCCGATTACGCAAGAGGAGTGGGACAAGCGCAACCCCACGGGGTCGTTGTCATGACCGACTGGAACGTTGGACCTGGCGTCGCCCAAGCAATCGCCGACAACGGCGACGAAGCGCGCTCAGACGAGCGCTACGTGATTCTCGACGAGGGCCACAAGATCAGTCTGACGTTTGGCCGCGATGCGATCTACTACTACTACGAGGAGGATGGCCGGGTCACCCGGACACCCTTTTGAGACTGAAGAGACGCTGCTCGAGTACGACCCGTGGACGAGCATGCCAGGCCAGCTGTACGACTGGACGTGCTCTGCCTGCTCCACCGAGTTCATTGAGAGGGCGGTTAGTTGTTCGCGAGGGGATGACGTGTACGCCAACCGCGAGGCGGTGGTGCACGCCATCGGCTATCCGCAGAACATCAACGGCAATATCGGGCTGGCCGACGCGAGCGGCTCGGAGCTGCAGCGGGTGCTGCTCGAGCAGACTGGCCGCTACTCGGAGCACGGCTACCTGTCGTTCGATGACGTCTATGCCCTCGCCGAGAAGCAGACGCCGATGCTCATGTCTGGAGCGCAGTGGTACCACTGGGTCGGCGTGCGCGGCGTCCAGGGCTCGACCCTGTGGATTGCCAACTCCGCACCTGGTTACAAGGGGGTCTACGACAACATGACCCGCGACGACTTCGCCCGACTGGGCGGCTTCAGCGTCGTCTGGCTGGTGTGAGGGAGGGATTTCAGATGCAGATAGGCGGCGCCGCGGCACCCTGGCTGACGATCGGGGCGATCATCGCCGTGGTCGTGTTGTTGCTGGCAATCCTGGGACTGGTGGGCGTGCTGCCCATGAGCGCCCCGGTGGTCTTCGGTCTGATTGCGGCGTTGGCGGTCGCACGGTTGCTCTAAGCCGCCCTAGCGTGAGCTGATGAGCGAGTCGCCTGAGGAGTGGCACGAGGCCGCGTCGGTCACGGTGACGCGGCTCATCTGCCAGGTCCTCGTCACGCTGACCGTCCTGGGCGCGTCCGTTCTGCTGGTGCTGACACACCCTGAGTACGGGGCCGGCATCGCGCTCGTGTGCGGTGTCGTGTTGGGCAGCTGGTTCACGGTGCCCCGCGACATTGGCTGGGGGCGTCGGCGAGCGCGTCGTTCCGATTCCGAGGAATGAGTGCTAGCCGCGGTTGTGGGCCTGGTGATGCTGGGCGTCATCCAGGGCCAGTGCGTCAAGCCGGACGTGACCCTCGGCGACATCCTGTGCGCGACGGACACGCCGACCCCCAAGCCCGACATCGATCGGCCAGAGCCCACGCCGACACCCACCGACACGCCGCTGCCGACGGACACGCCCGAGCCCACCGAGACGCCCACGCCGACGCCCACCCTCGAACCGACCGACACGCCGACCGCGGTGCCGAGCGAAACGCCCACACCCGAAGCGACGCGCGTGCCGATCGAAGTCCCCAACCCGCTACCGCCGGTGGTGGTGGTCACCGAGACGCCGACGCCACGCCCCGATCGCACACCGCTGCCGACGCCCCAGCTGCCCGCTGGCCAGACCGCGATCGCGCGCTCAAAACCGCAGCTGCCACCCGGGCCGGAGCGAGCGCGCTCGCTCGAGTGCCTGTCGGCTCCCCCCGCGGTGCCCGACCTACCTGGAGTTCGAGACGCCCCGTGGACGAATCAGCAGCGCTGCGGTGGTACGCCCGAGGCGCTGGCGACTGAGTACGTGGTAGCCCGCGCAGCACCAGCCGCGGCACCCACGCCAGACCAGGACGTGGCGCGGGTGGTAGTCGTGGTCATCCTATCTGCGCCCACGCCGGAGCCGACCGAGACTCCAACACCTGAGCGCATGCAGATCAGTCCGTCAACTGATGAGGCGCCGCCCGAGCGGCCGGAAGTGCCTGTTCAGTTGCCCGACGCTGAGTGAACTAGCGGCACTCATCCACGAGCAAGCGCTTCCAGCACAATCGGGGCGTCCCACAATTCTGTGTCGTCGCGCACCCACTCTAGTGCCGCTCGCATCCGCTCGTTCTCGGCCTCTGCTCGTTCTGCTCGCTCGCGTTGACCACGTCGGCTTTCTGCCACCCGATGCAGTTCGGCGCGCAGCCGCTCGATCTCGGCGCGGAGTTCGTCACGCTCGCGAGCGAATTGGTCGGCTGCGATGTGCATCTCGCGAGCACTGCGCTGGGCGGCTTCGAGGCGCTGCATTGCCTCGTCACGCTCGTCAAGTAGATCCTGATAGATACCCGGATCGTCTTCCATAAGCATGTCCGCGAGTTCGGTCTTATCTTGATCAAGCATCAGTCGGGCAACTCGACATGAATGCGGTGGTTGCAGGCGAGGCACTCGAACACCTCACAGTCGCCTCCGTCATGCTCGACATCCTTGATGTATTCGGTCAGGATGCTGCCGCAGCGGTCGCATTTGACCTCGCGGCCGGCCCAATCTGTGTCGGGCTTACTAGATCTAACCATCTTTATCTCTGGAACCTGAGCATTAGTTGGGAAGCTTCGGCCCGCGGTTCACGAGCCATTCGAGCCAGACCACCAGGCCAGCCCACAGCACAAACCAGACAACGAAGTCCCCGTCGGTCCAGTGTTTCTCCAGACCAAGGATAGCCAGACCAATGAACGACAGGATGGCGAAGATTCCGAGCCACACAGGCGTGTGCATTAGTGGTTGATCCACTTGACTGCCATCAGGATGAGCGCTGGGGCTGTCCACGCGACGATCCATTCCGCCAGACCGGCATGGTGCGCCAGGAGCCAGGCACTGGCGAGCGACAACCATGCGAACGTCATCAGCGTAAACAGCGTCCGTGTTATCCCCGTCACGTTCCCTCCACCCACGCCAACCAGCTGTCGGCGATCTTGAGCACGTCAGCACTCTTCAGGTCGGGACGGCTGGCGCCGAACGCGGCCGCGGCCTTGAGCACCGCCAGGCGTGCGATGCGCTCGTCGCGCTCGGTGGCTACAACTCCCGCAGTTTTGAGTGGTTCGGACATGGCGGGGACGACCTCGAGTTTGTTGATGAAGCCCTTCGGCTGGACCTCGAGCCGCACCACGGCGCCCACCTCGGGCAGCGCCACCGGACGAAACTGCGAGACGTTGAACCAGTCGCCGTTGACCTTGATGCCTTTGGCGTTGGCCACCTCGACGACGCCCTCGACGACGTTCGGGTAGACGTGCTCGCCCGACCCGCCATTGCTGCCGATCATCGGCGATCCGCCACGCGCAGCTGGGGCGTGTCGTCCAGGCCGAGCTGGCGGCGCGTCTCGCGGTAGAGCGCGATCGCCGATGCCATCGCCTGGCGTGCGTCGTGGTCGTAGCACTTGACCGTGAGCCGCGGGCCCGAGGCGCTATCGGTGATCTCCACGGAGCTCTGCGGTTCGCCCGGCTGCAGCACGACACCCGCGGTCGTCTGCTCCGCGGGTGGCTGGAGGAGGAACGTCTCCTCGAGCCCCTCCCACAGGTCGGCCTGCTGGCCGCCCATCATGCCGGCACTTCCTCAGGGTCGACGTGCACGCCGTTGTGGTGCACGCGGCAGTCTTCGCACAGACTGGCCCAGGCTTCGTCGAGGACCTGGTAGCAGTCGCGGCACACGCCTTTGTTGCCAGAGCCGAGCAGCGCGACGACCTGGCCGATGGGCTCCTTGACGGCGAGCACGCCGGCTTCCTGCTGGAAGTAGATGAGCGTGCCAGTCAGGAAGTGGCGGTCGGTCTTCGAGTCGTACTGGCGCCGCGGCTGCACGTAGGCCACGGTGCCTGGGCTGACCCAGACTTCCAGATAGCCGATGCCGACGGCGTAGTCGAAACTGGTCAGACGTTTGAGCGATACGCTGGTCATTGGGGGTTCGACACCTCAGTAGCCGGTGTTGGCTCCCAGGGTCCGTCCGTAGTTCCTAGCTGCGGGCGGGCCCGCTCCCCGGCGGAGCAGAGCCACGTCCAGAAGCATACTAGCATTACAGTAGCGAATGCAAGTATCATGCGGACATGCCCGTACTGACCTTAGAGGCCGGCTTTGGCGAGCGGTTGCGCGTGCTCAGGCTGCGTCAGGCGCTCTCACAACGCGACCTGGCCCGCAAGGCACGCATCGAAGAATCGACCGTCGTCTACCTGGAGGCCGAGAGCCGCCAGCCTCGGCCGAGCACCGTCCGCAAGCTGGCGCGCGCGCTCGGCGTGCCGCCCAGCGAGCTGACCACTCCAGAATGAGCGTCTGGCGGAAACCAGTTAACAACTTTCACGGACACTCACTCGGCCACCACCTCTGGAAAAGTGAGTGTTCTAACGACTCAAAGTACTCTTTGACGCAGATAGAACACTCAATGGGCTATACTCCAATCTCGTGCGGAAGCTCAAAAGTGCGAATCTGAGTCGTGATGTACACCCCACCTTCGGCCGACCAGTAGGCCTGCGCTACGAGCGCGTCTCCAGCGACGAGCAGGGGAAAAACGGGTTGTCACTCGACCTGCAAGACGGACAGACGCTGCGCTACACGCTCGAGCAGGAGTTCCTGCCCGGCCCCCTATTCAGTGATGTGCTGACCGGTAAACGCGACGACCGCCCCGGCTACCAGGCGCTCCTCGCCGAGGCTCGCCGTCTGCGCGCCACCGGGCAGCCCGTGGTGGTGGTGGTCTGGCGCCTGAATCGTCTGGGTCGACGGTTGATCGAACGCGCGCGCGCGCTGGAGGAGCTCACCAAACTTGGCGTGCCGATCCACAGCGTGTCCGAAGGCGGCGTCCTGCCAGAATTCGTGCAGAACATCCTGGCCGCTGTAGCCCAGGAGGAGGTCCGCGTGTCCGGAGAGAACATCGCCAGCACGCTGCAAGCCGCCAAAGCCAAGGGCTGGTGGCCAGGTGGCACGCTGCCGTACGGCTACCGCTGGCGGCCACGCACCAACGACGAGAAACAGCGTGGCGCGCCGAAGCAGGTGCTGGACAGGGAGCCCGTGCAGGCCGAACATCTGGCTGAGGGCTACCGCCAGCTCGCGGCCGGTGCCAGCGTCAATAGCGTCCACCGCTGGTTGGCGAGCCTGCCGGCCGAGGACCGCGGCGGGCGAGTCATGCACATTCGTTCCGTGCGCCTGATGTTCCAATCGCCGATGTACATGGGTCGTTCCGACGACGAAGTCCAGGGTCAGTGGCCAGCGCTCATCGATGCGGAGACCTGGCTCAAGGCGCAGCAGGTGTTTCGGCCGCGGGGCACGACCGGCCGCGAGGCGAGCGTGCGCTACCTGCTGAGCGGGTTTCTGGCCTGCCCAGAGTGTGAGAGCCCGATGGCCGGCATGCGGTCGCCGGCGTCGAAGTCACGACCGTATGCGCAGACCCGCTACCGCTGCAAGGCCGACGTCTACGGGCGATCCTGCCGCTTCGGGATCAACGCCGAGCCTGCCGACGCGGCGGTACGCGAGCAATTGGCAGCGGTCCTGGACGCCTACGCCGACCCGCTAGAGCGCGGTCGCATTGACACGGCGTGGCGTGGGCAGCAAGCGCCACGTGTCGTGTCGAACACCGAGCGGCTGCGGCGCCAGATCGAGCGCGACGCGGCCCTGGCAGAAGCGGACATCGCCAACGCGGTGCGGATGCTGGGGCGTGGTGAAGTTGACCAGCTGGCCTACGACGCGTTGTATCGCGAGGCGCGCGGCAAGTACGAGTCTGCCCAGCAAGCGCTGGCCAAGCTGCCGCCGCCCGAGACCCTCAAGATTCCTGAATTGCCGCCGCTCGAAGAGCTGCTAGGCGCGGCGCCGACGTGGAGCGTGGCGCTGGCTCGCGGCGACATCGAGTCCCAGCGGCGCGTGCTCAGCCTGTTCGTCGACAGGGTCATCCCTCGACGCGCGGGCTGGGGAAAGGTCGCCGTCAGCATCGACTGGACGCCGCTGGGGAATCGGCTGATGATGCCGGCGCCAGCCGCTGGCGAGCAGGTCAGCTAGCGCCGCCGCGATCGCGTTCAACTCGGCTTCACTCAGGTTCTGCGCGCTCACCCCACCAGTGTGCGGCGTCACAATCCTCGCCGGCGCAACAACAGGTGACACATTCAAAGCGTCCGGTTGTGTCGGCTACTGCATTAAATCAGTGAGTTTGACCTTCAGCGCCCTGGCCAGCTTGCGCAGCGTTTTGGGCCGCGGCTGACGGAGGCCGGCCTCGAGCTTGATGACGGTTGTGCGCGAGACACCAGCCAGATCGGCCAGCTCGTCCTGGGAGAGGGCGCGTCGATGGCGAAACTCACGAAGCAAAGCCGGCACGAACAGCACGGTACATGATCCTGAGCGCTACCTGAACGCGACTAGTGCCGGTGGCGTGGACAATCAGTATCGATGCCGTAGCGTATCGAACGTGGATTGTCAATCCGCCACGTGACTAATTCACGTATTCCTCACGAGAGTCTTAACCTTGGGTGTTCTACAATCCTGGGCTTCATGGGGAGGCTGCGTGGGTGGTGGGTGTACCGACTACCGACAAGTACGCGACAAATTTCGAATGTGTCTGCTGTTGTCGTGCCGG